GCATATGTTCGTAATAACTTATTTGAACTTGGTGAGGAAGTTGTTATCAATGAGAAAGGTATCGTTGGTAAGATACATCACTTAGGCTCAAACTATTTGATTGTAGAAACAAAAACAGAAAAGTTAAGATGCTGGTTAGATCAGGTGTCAAAGCTCGAAGAAGATAACACTAAGAGTATGTACAAAGATTATCCTGATGAAGGTACACCCGAAGCAGCAAAAAAATGGAAAGACGCCACACCTGGACAAAATGAAGGTTTGTGGGCTAATATCAGAGCACGTCGAGCATCAGGAAAACCGAAGTTAAAACCAGGGGACAAGAATTACCCTAAAACTTTAAAGATAGAAGATGATGAACGTAAAAAAGGTTCACCACAAGATTCTGATATTAAAGGTAGACCCGGTACACAGCCAAAGGCATATCATTCTGGATTGTCAAAGGCTCAAAAAGTTTCAAGAGATCGTCAGTTTAAAAGACAATCTAAAATGGATGATGATAATCCAGCAGCTTATAAGCCAGCAGCTGGAGATAAGACCGCAAAGACTAAACCTTCGAAGCATACGAAAAAGTTCAAGCAAATGTTTGGTGAAAAAGATAGTAAATTAGATATTGCAAAAATGAAGATTGATCGAGAAAAAGCATCTGATGCTCGTAAACACGATCGAATGATGGACACAGCTCGTACTGCAGACACTAAAACTAAAAACAGGGCAACAAAATGATTACTTTCAAAAATTATATTAGCGAAGATGCTACAGCAGGCCTAAAGAAAAAAGCAGAGAAATCTGGTATGCCCGTTGGAATTCTAAGAAAAGTTTACAACCGAGGAGTTGCTGCATGGAAAACTGGTCATAGGCCGGGAACAACGCCGCAGCAATGGGGATTTGCACGAGTCAATTCATTTGTTACCAAGTCATCCGGTACATGGGGAAAAGCAGATAAAGATCTAGCAGCGAAAGTCAGAGGATAACATGCCACAATCAGCAGATAAAAAACCGGAAAGATACGTCGGTCCAGACGGAAAATCAAAAATTCGTATGGTCCCTGTCGATCGAGAAATCGTCCACAAAGAAGCTGCACCGAAAATAGATCCAGTAAAGTTTGCTGCGCACTTAGCTAAAAATGAGAGACCAAAGAAAATGACTTCAACTCAAAAAACACTTGCCGACATTCGTAAACGTGCAGATAAACGTGCAGAAGAAAAATACACTGCTCCAACTCAAGCTGAGAGAGATGCTGACAAGAAAAAAGATCGCAACGCACAAAGAGCTGCTGGAATTAAACGTCCAAGCATGACACCTGGAAGTTTAAAAAGAAAACAGTACAGCGGTATGATGGGTAAACTAAAAAGAGAATCTGTAGAAGAAGTACAAAATGAATCTGTAAATGAAATATCTCGTAGCATGACACCGATGAATAAAAGGTTTGGTAAGACTGTAGACCCTAAAAAGTTTGATGCATATAAGAAATTTGTTAAAAAGAATAATGTAGATGAGCCTACTGTTCGTATGATACGTGATAATCCAGATGCTGCTGAATCAAAGCGCATGATGAAAAACAAAAATGTTGCTCAAGCTGTAAGTCTATATAAAGCATCTATGAAAGAATCAGTTACTGAACTTTCAATGAGTATGAAAGATGTTTCAAAAACAGGCTTAAGTAAAAAGGCAACGGGTTCTGTTGACAAGGATAAGCTGAAAAAAGATTTGGAAAAATTAAAAAAGAATCTTGGCGAGAAACTAAAAGTTTCTGACGGTATGGGTTCTTGGATCAAAGACTTTCAAGGTTCAGATGCACCACAGTTTAAAGGTAAAGATAAAGAAGAACGTAGAGACATGGCAATTGCTGCTTACCTCTCGGCTAAAAAAGGTGATTAATAATGAAAACGTTTAAGCAGAATAGGGCCGATGAGATTGATCAGGTTTGTGAAGAATGTAATCTGTACGAAGATATGGAGATTACTGAAGCAGAGTATCAAGGTAAGAAAGTTAAACTAAACGATCCTATTCGTACTTCTGAAAATCCTAATAAGAAGTTTAAAGTATACACAATGGGTCCGAATGATAAAGTTGTAGTTGTTCGCTTCGGAGATCCAAACATGGAGATCAAGAGAGATGATCCAGCTCGAAGAAAATCTTTTAGAGCAAGACATGGTTGTGATAATCCAGGTCCAAAGTATAAAGCAAAATACTGGTCTTGTTACCAGTGGCGCAGTGGAGCAAAGGTAGATAGCTAATGCAATCGTTTAAATCTTTTCAAGAAGGACCAGCAAGAGATAGACTACTAAAGGTAGTCAATAAAGCTAGTGGTAGAACAGATGCAGATCGTCAAAGAGATGCCGCTGCTGCTACAGCAAGACGAAAAGAAGCTGATAAAGATCTCGCAAAGTTTAGAAAAACAAATAAAATGAAAGAAGGTTCTGAGTCATGGGAAACAGGTTATAAGCGTAGAGTTGTAAAGACAACTAAACCGGAGCATAAAGATAAAGGCTACAACTGGAGAATCAAGGGTAAAGATCGTCCTGGAATTTCTATCAAGCTTTATAAAGAAAAACCATCGCAGTCTGAATTTAATAAACAGATGAAGCGAGTCGCAGGCCACGAGTTCGGTGGGTAATAAATAGGATAAAGCTGGTAGAACTATGAAACCATCTCTAGAAGTAACACCGGAAACGAATATGACTACTAATGGTCGCCTAGACAGAATTGAGGAAAAGCTGGATAATCTTACCGAAGCCATGATCGCTTTAGCACGGGCCGAAGAAAAGATTGCTACTATAAAAGAGGCCCAAGACAATGGTTGGGATCGTATGAATCATTTTAGTAAGAAGCTTGATAGTATAGAAGAACAGGTGAGAGACAACGCTCATACTGTAAGTATTATAAACAAATTATTCTGGGTAGCAGTTATAGCTGTTGCCGGATCAATCGCAGCCCAAGTTTGGATGTAAAAGGAAACAAACATGAAAACTAAAGACATAAAAAATGTTGCGGCAGCTTGGGCCGAGGTCCAAGAAAGCCAAAAAGCAGCGTTAGCAAAGAAGCTAGCAAAAGCATCAGCTTCATCAGAAAAAGGTAAAGCTGCAGTAACACTGCCAAAAGCGCCTTTTAAAGTTCCTGGTAAGAACGAAGCACTTGATAAAGATGATGAATCAAGTGTTATGAAAGTTGTTAAAGCGCTAAAAGGAGCTGTAAAGGCACATAGCGGTCAGGCAAAATCTTTGGAAAAAGATATAAAAGATTCTGTTACTAAGGAAGCAATGGATCCTGTCGATAAAAAAGAATTAAAAGGTAAACACTCAGACCGCAAAGACAAAGACATCGATAACGATGGAGACGTTGATGCGAGTGATAAGTTTTTACACAAGCGCAGGAAAGCAATTTCTAAATCAACGAAAAAAGATAAAGAAGTTGTAAACACTAAGCCTGAAATAAAAGACAATAGTAAAGATACTGAAATGTCAGAAAAGCAAGAATCAAGACGACCAATATTTGACCGCATCATGGAAAAAGCAGGAAGTCGTGAGGACCATGTAAAAGGGGCAACAGATCCTGAAGCTATCGATTCAAAAGCGTCTCAAGGAGAAAAAGATTTCGTTGCAAAACATGGTGGTCTTGACGGAAATGACTCTGGTATTGACGGTGCTAAAGCAGCAGCATATACAATAAAAAATGCAGCAGCAGCCGTAAAGGTAGGACCTGGTCGTACGAACGACAATAAGAGCGGAGACAAGAAACCAATTAAATCAACCGAAGCATAAAGGATAATATAATCATGGCTATAAGAGGACCTAAAGGCTCACATCCCACTGTAAGAGGATGGATCGACCCAAGAACGGGTGAATTGTTAAAATCTCAAAAGATTCCAGAATCATTCATTGCAGATTTTTTTGGAGATGGCAGCGCAGCTGCTCCACCTCCGTCGACGCCTGAACCTGTATCACACGTAATGTCTGATGATAAGTTAGAGATGTATGTAAATGACGAAGGTTGTGATTGCGAAGATTGTAATTGTGATCCTTGTACTTGTAAGATGAACAAACGTGAACTTGAAGAATACGGTAGAACTGTAGGAATCGAGTTAGATCGTCGTAAAACAAAAGCTGGAATGTTAGAAGACTTAGAAGCTTTTAAGAACGCCTAAATAGACTTGAATAGTCTAATTAGGTATTGAAAATGAAAATTGAATTATCAGACGACAATCTGTTTATATAC